GGAAGTATGAGAAAGACTGGATGGGATCCACCTGCGCTGATGCAGGATGACCACAGGGGGCTGAGCCAATGGTTTGCTACACGCCCTGATGCACGATATGTTTTTATAACCAACCAAAGGAAGAAGCAAATGAAATATGAAGTACAAGTAGTTATGTCCTACTGGCAAACCATAAATGTCGAAGCCGACGATGCGGAAGACGCCAAGTACAAAGCGTTTGAAGCTTTTGACATTACCAAAGCCGACATTGGTGAGGGTGAGGCATACAACATAACACTGCTTGACAAGGTGCAGTACGTAGTAAGAAACCACAACCACACAGTACTTGGTGTGTTTGATAACGAAGATGGGGCGGACTGGGAAGCACAAGAGTACAGGCACCAAACAGGCAACCCCGCCTATGTAGACAAGGAGTACGGAGAATGATGACTAGATGGGAGAAGTTCGAGAGAGTAGTACTTTTGTTATCGGTAATTGTACTAATGCTCGATCTTTTATACTGGAGACCCTATTGACATTTGTCTACTCTTGGACAATATAATACTCACTCAAGGAGAAAATAATGGAAAGAAACACACCTTACGATACGGGCAAGGTCAAGATTGGCTTGCTCTATACACAACCACCCCCTACATCTACGCCTGAGTCTGAATGGATACAGGGTGTACTGCTTGGCGACAAGCAGGGGATGGATGAGCTACTACTCACCACAATACAGTCCCTTGGGATTATTGTTTTTATTTTCATCGTCATGCTACTAACTGGAGGAACCTCAAATGCCTGACATTCAAACTGCTTTTAAAAACGCACTGACCCGCACCTTACAGGAGTGGGATGACGACGGGGAGATTTCTCCCCAGACTACTATCAACAACTCTGTACCAACACCTTCTCAAGAAACCACCATGAAAAAACCCTTCGGCATAACCAACAACATCTCTCGTGTAACTTTCAACTACATCAAGGACAATCCCGGCTCCACACGCAAGGAGATAATCGAGGCTCTTGCACATCAAGGCTTTGCGGGCGGGTCAACATCCAGTCTGATAGCGCAGATGCGCCGTAATAATATGATCCACGAAACCAATAACGCATACTACGCCGACATACCCGAGTACCGCCCAATCAAATCACTCAAGGCGCTTAAGAAGATAGACGCCCCCATAGCGCCAGCCAAGCGCAAGTACGAGAGGAAAGCCGTAACAGGTATTGGCGCACTGTTGAAGGAAAGGCTAGATAGCACCCCCATGCCCATAGTCTCTGAGCACACAGCATCGAAGCAGAAAGGCTTTCTCACCACGCTTGTACGCACGCGTTCGCCCGAAGATATCTTAAAGGATATGACTGTGTATCAGGCGCATGATTTGTACAGACACTTGCATGAAATGTTTGGAGGCTGACATGACTGATGAAGAACAGAAACGCATGGAGTATCTCGAGCGTGTTGAGAAGACGGCTAGAGCCGCTTTCAGCGCCTTTAATGAGTCCCACGACTATGATGTATGGGATGCTGCCCTTGACAGGCTTGAAGCCGTGCTGAAGGAGAAACCATGAGAGGACAAGCACGAAGAAGCTATGTTGGGGAAAACATGCTTGCTTATACGGCTACAAGAGACTTAAACAAGTATCGTCTAAGCCGAACGAAGTTGTGCTGGAAGTGCCAGAAAGACAAACCTCAACTTGGCGGTTCTGCCCAAACACTAGACGGCTTTGGCGGTAGTTTGCACAAGTTTGTTTGTAAAGATTGCTTAGATGCTAAAGAAAGGAGCATGAAACGTGAAGAGTAATCACAACATCATTCGTGAACTACTCAAGCGACACCCCGAAGGTTTGAAGTCACGCGAGATAGCCGATATAACTGGCATAGACAAGCGCGTTGTCAACAAAGCATTGGAGAGTGTCTTTGGTGTGTACATCGATCGATGGGAGAAGTCTGTCTTCCGCAACACATTGTCGGCAGTATGGGTCGTCGTTGACGTGCCTGAGAACTGCCCAAAACCAGCAAACACGGGGAGAAGATCGCTTGAACGGATAAGCAACCCTGATGACGCTATATTCTTAAACAAAAGGAGAGAGATCAATGACTAGCGCTAACCATACGCAAGTAGCGGGCACTCACTACAAGACCAAAGCCATACAGCCGTGGGACTATATTGTTGCAAACAACATCGGCTACTTGGAAGGAAATGTAATAAAGTATGTGTCTCGTTGGAAAGACAAGGGCGGTGTTGATGACTTGCGCAAAGCTCAGCACTACCTGACCAAGCTAATAGAAACACAGGTGAAGTAACATGACCAAAGACATTCAAGAGACACGCGAACTCAATGACAAGAAGAAGCAAGTGGAAGCCGCAGTAGAAATACTCAGGACAGCTATGGGTAAGCAGAAAGTGGACATCGGCATCTCTGCGCTTATGAGCTACATGTGTACGCTTGCGTACCAAACCGGCTATCCTGTTGAAAAACTGGTCGCCTACATTAGAACTTTGTACGAGATGCAAGAAGAAAGACACTAATGGCTGCAACCCCCGAATCCAAAGTCAAGAAGCGCGTGCGTGAGATGTTAGACACGCTTGGTGTATACCACTTCATGCCACCAGCCAATGGCTTTGGTCGGGCGGGTATTCCGGACATCATAGCCTGCATGGACGGACACTTCATAGCGATTGAGTGCAAAGCTGGCAAGGGCACAACCACGGCTCTACAAGACCGCGAACTCGATCGCATAAACAAAGCAGGCGGAACAACTTACATAGCAAGAGAGACCAACATAGATGAACTACAACACTTACTCAGGGAGAAAAGAAGTGGCTTATGAAGGCATGATGACCCAAGCAGAGCTTGAGCGCCGTGTCGGAGCCATGTCAGACGAAGAGCAAGAGCATTTCAAACTGCTCATACACAAGATCGTGATGTGCTATGGCGATGGCAACGCGCAGGGCGTGTTCATCATAGGACGCGCTGAAGATCAAGTCGCAGGAGTCGTTACCCTAAACTGTAACGAGATGGAGGCGTCGCAACTCATGTTGGCGGCAAACGATTTTTTCGGCTTTCTAAACACCCTAGGCGCACCACCCAAGGAGAACTTTAATTGAACAACAAACCAATAGCATGGTACGACCCAACTAACGGCATGGTCAGCACAGACAAAGACAGCCCTTTGTTTACACCGCTTGGTCAGGTGTTGCCTTTGTATACACAACGCACATGGGTAGGGCTGACGGGTGAGGAAAAGCAAGAGTGGATTACGGCCATGCCTTGGCCTCCACAACCCGGACATCTTATGGTCTTGATAGAGGGCGTTGAGTCCGAACTCAAGGAGAAAAATGACCGCACCCTATAAACAGATCATCACGATCGACTTTGAAACCTACTGGGACACCAAGGAAGGTTACACACTCACCAAGATGACAACCGAGGAGTACATACGTGACCCAAGATTCAAAGCATTTGGAGCCTGCATCCATGAGTACGGATCAGACAAGCCACCCCAGTGGTACAGAGGAGATGAGCTCCCGCGCATCTTGGCTTGCTATCCTCAGTCTACTACTGCTGTTCTGGCTCATAACGCTCAGTTCGATATATCTATATTGGAATGGGTTTATGACTGGCATCCAAGCTTTATCTTTGATTCTCTCTCCATGGCTCGTGCTCTTAGGGGTGTGGAGGTTGGTAACTCGCTGATGAAGCTGGCGCAGGACTTCGGTCTGCCGCCAAAAGGCAACGCTGTGTACAACACCAACGGCTACACGGAACTCACACCAGCAATGGAGAAAGAGTTGGCCGACTACTGTGCGCACGATGTGTACCTGTGTGAGCAGATCTTTACCCGCTTGGCTGTTGGCTATCCATCGAAGGAACTACGCCTCGTTGACATGACGCTCAAGATGTACACGCGTGCGTGCCTTTCGCTTGACCCCAACATGCTGACCGACGCCATACTAGAGGAGAAAGAAACCCGTGAAGCACTACTACAGAAACTCCGCGTGGACGAAACTGCACTTGCGTCGAACCCACAGTTTGCAGCACTACTTGAGGCCCTCGGTGTGGTTGCCCCAAGGAAGATCAGTAAAACTACAGGGAAAGAAACACTTGCGCTGGCTAAGAATGATGCCCTCTTTCAGGCGTTACTCAACGGTGAACGTGAGGACGTTGCCCTTCTTTGTGAAGCGCGTCTTAGGGTTAAGTCGACCACCGAGCGCACAAGGGCTCAGAGATTCCTTGACATTAGTAAACGTGGCACCCTACCAGTCCCTCTCTCGTACTACGGTGCGCAGACTGGCCGGTGGACAGCAAGCCGTGGCTCGGCCATCAACATGCAAAACCTCAAGCGAGGCTCGTTCCTACGCAAAGCAATTATGGCTCCCAAAGGACATCAACTCGTTGTGGGGGATCTTTCGCAAATTGAACCGCGAGTACTCGCGTGGCTTTCAGATTACAAAGACATGCTGGACATCTTTAGGAGTGGCGGCGACCCTTACGCCGCGTTCGGTGCGCAGATGTTTAACATACCCGGACTTAGTAAGGAAAGCCACCCTGACCTACGGCAGTCAGCAAAAAGCGCGTTGCTTGGCTGCGGTTATGGGCTCGGATGGGCGGCGTTTGCATCGCAACTCCTTACGGGATTCCTTGGTGCGCCACCACAGCGGTACGACTTATCGTTTGCTAAAAAACTCGGTGTCACCCAGCAAGCGGCAGAGAAGTTCCTCGATTGGGAAGTCAACACGGAGAAGCTCCAAGCAATCCCGCACACCTGTACAACCAAGGAGCTAGTCATCCATTGTCTCGCGGCCAAGGCCATCATCGACAAGTACAGGGCTACGGCTACGCCTGTGGTGGACTTCTGGAACTTACAGACCGAGCTTATACATGAGTCTCTTTACAAAGGGAAGGAGTACAAGCACAAGTGTCTGACGTATCGTAAGGGGGAGATTGAGCTGCCATCCGGCATGAAACTGTTGTACCCATACCTACAGATCAGGCGCCATACAGACGAGAAAACAAAAAAAGAGCAGGTCGAGTGGACTTACGGCGAAAATCGTACTAAGATATACGCAGGGAAAATAACCAACAATGTCACGCAGGGCGTAGCGAGATGCGTGATGACTGATGGGATGGTACGGACTGCGAAGAGATACTTTGTAGCGGGAACAGTGCATGACGAGCAGATCGTTGTGGTTCCTGATGCAGAGGTACAGGACGCTAAGACTTGGGTCTTAGCGCAAATGACTATGGAGCCGCCCTACATGCCGGGCATTCCATTGGACGCTGACGGTGGCGCGCACCGTAGATATGGGTTAGCAAAAAACTAGGAGAAGCAGTATTGAAGTTACCAACAAAAATAAGAGTAGGTAGGCGGTGGTACAGCGTGGAGGTCATTGAGGCCATGATCGATAAGAGTTATGTGGGGCGGGTGCATTACGACGCGCAACACATTCGTATCGGTACACGCAACCACTCGGGCAAGCCGTTTACAAAACAGGAAGTCGGCGATACCTTTTGGCATGAGCTTACGCATGCAATCTTGCATGACATGGACAGCCCTTTGTATCGTGACGAGAAGTTTGTATCCGCGTTTGCAACACGGCTTAACAAAGCCATTAACACAGCAAAGTTCGAATGAAAAATCCAGCATGGTCACACAGCAGCCTTAAAGATTTTGAGGGCTGCCAACGCAGGTATCACGAGGTCAAGGTCTTAAAGAAGTACCCCTTCCAAGAGACTGAAGCCACACGCTACGGCAATCAGGTGCATAAGGCTATCGAAGACTACATCAGGGACAAGAAGCCGATACCGCCTGAGTATGCGCAGTTTCAGCCTGTAGTGGACGCCATGCTGGGTAAATCAGGACGAGCGCTTGCTGAGTACGAGATGGCATTGACGGTGGACTTAAAGCCTACAAACTGGAAGTCCCCTGACGTTTGGGTTCGAGGCATTGCCGACATCCTGATCGTTGACGATGAGAACCTTACGGCGTGGGTGGGAGATTGGAAGACCGGCAACAACAAGTACCCAGATCGGGATCAGCTTGTATTGATGTCACTGCTGGTGTTCCAGCACTTCCCCCACATCCGCAAGGTCAACTCAGCGTTGCTGTTCATTGTCAAAAATGATATGGTCAAGATGCAGATGCAACGCGATCAAGCTGAAGCCTTCTGGTGGAAGTATCGTGAGCGCACTGCGCGTCTTGAAGCAAGCTTTGAGAACGATGTATGGAACCCAAATCAAACCCCACTATGCGGCTGGTGTCAGGTCACTAGCTGTGAGTTCAACCCTAAGCACTAGGAAATTTATGTCTCTCTTACAACCAAACGATATTCACTCCTCATACCCAAGCATCTGCCACGTTTGCAGTAAACCATTACGCGCTTGCGACAGTGCCGTGGTGCATGATGGGCGTGTTCAGACGACGGATGAAGATACAGCTAGCTACGGATCAATCGGCCTGCACATAGAGTGCGCTACGATTTTGGCCATGCGCCTGATAGCAGACGTGATGAAGCATGAGCGTAGTGAGCACGAGCCTCGTGTGGTGCGTAGCCTGCGCAACGCATGCGAAGCAAAGTTGAAGGAGTTCTAATCATGGCCACACGTAACTATCGGTCAGAGTACGACAACTACCAAGGCACACCCGAACAGATCAAGAAGCGAGCAGAGAGAGTTAAGTCTCGTCGCATGATGGAGAAGACGGGTGCAGCCACCAAAGGTGACGGCAAAGATGTAGATCACATCAAGCCCATGCGCTCAGTTGGTACATCAGCCAAAGGTAACCTGCGTATGCGTAGCAAATCTGCCAACAGAGCAGACAATAAATAAACCTCGGAGAAGCAATTGGAAATCGTAGAAGACAAAGCGCTTATCTTACGCACAAGAGACCCACACAAGTATTCAATCATTCCAAAGAGCAAAGCTATGCCCCGTGCAGACGGCGGCTACGACGTTGCTGTGTATTGGGGGCTTGATGAAGCGCGGGTGTTGCGTAACCTAGGTGTTAAAAACGTACCATCGCCTATCACTAGGCGCTACGACTGGCCGGGTCGTTACAAACC